TGGCCGATTTGTATTTATTGCCAGCAATTGATCGTAACAAGAGTAGAAATAAAGCTAGAGAAGTTTTGAATCAGTATCGCCGTTTGGCTAGAGTTTCAGGCCGGTCACTGACGGATATAAAATCACCTATTATTACTGATATGCCTAAAGGGACACCATTTGGAAATGCTCAAGAGGATAAGAATACTGATATCATTTCAGCAAGAATGGAAGTCCAAGAGATAGAACGTGCTATTACCAACTTAAGCAAAGAATGTTTTGAAGTAATCTATTTCTCATATATCTCAAAGGAACATCATTCGAAGCTGGATATTGCTGCTAGTGTATTCGGAAGTATTACTGCCAATAAGACAGTAGAGCGTAGACAACGTGAAGCATTACTACAGTTCTGTGAATCCTATCGTAATGGGGAATTATTGACCTATAAGCGAGTTAACAAGAGAAATGTATTAATTCCATGAGGGATTTGTGAGGGAAAAATGTCAACTTTTGTCTGTTTTTTGTCGCAAATGTGTCGCTATGTTGAGGGAAAAAGTACTGTTTAGGGATGTATTCTTGTATTGTTCCATAAAAGGGATAGTGACTGTGGTTACTCTACCGCTACAAAAGGAGCATTTTAATAACGATTCTCTGTTTCTGAAAAACAACCGTCTCAGGACGTAAAATGTTTAACCCTTAAAAAGTGATCAGTGATGATAAAGCTGGTCATTGCTTATGCGGATAATATTGGATATATATTAGGTGGAATTCCCCTTCCTACAAGTTGTTAATACCAAGATGTAGACTTAAAAAACTCCTAATTTTATTTCGTTAAAATATCACTTACTTAATATTCTGGTTCGAATCCAGATATCCGCTTTAATACTTGTAATAGGTATGAAAACCTTATCTAAAAAGAAAGTAATAATTGTATAATATAATACAGTAAATTTAGATATTGGGAGATTGTCTAATGAATCTTTATAAGTATTATTCAAATGCCTTTCCAATTCCTTCAGAGCTGAGGAGTTTAAGACCAGAAGAAAGTAAAATTGGTTACAATAATAATCAAATGTGTAGAATTATTGATTTTCTTTTTATGGAAATTGATTCTAACATCAGTGGGAAAAATTTTCCGATTAAATATATGCTACGGCAACCATCTAATATATTTTTAATGGAAAAAGATGATATGTTGATGATTGGTATATCCTTTGGCAAGGCAATATTTAGACATAATACCTTTATGTGGCTTAATAAATATGCATCATCTTTATCAGATAGCAGTTTACTAGGATTTGGAAATAAGATTGATTTTACAATTAGTATTTCAATAAAAGATTTACTTTCGTATTCTGAGAGATGGAATCTTTTGTTTAGTATTAGTGACTTTATTATTGCACCCAATAGATTACAGGGATTTGGAATTCAAAAATTTTTCAAAGAATATTCTAAGGATAATAATATAGATAAAAGTGAATATGAAGATAAATTTAAAAATGAGAATAATAAGGATGAAGAGTTTAATAGTTTTATAAATAAAATATGTGTAGACTTCGAAAAACAAGTGGAAAGGAAATATAATATTATGAATATTAATCCTAAATTTAGTGCGAAAGATATGGTTGTAAAAAATAATCAAGGGTTTTATGTATTACCATTTCAAGATGATACTACTGATGTTTTGGAAACGATTCAAGATGAATTATCAGACAGGAATATTAATTGTAATCTTATAAAGTCTGAGGATAGATTCGATCCGAGCAGAGGGAATAATATAATTGAAAATATTTGGCAAGATATTTGTTCTTCAAGGTTCGTCATCGCTGATTTGAGCCAAAAAAATCCAAATGTTTATTATGAGTTAGGAATTTGTGATACTCTTGGCAAAAAAGTAATACCCATTTGTAGTAAAAAAAGCTTCGATGAAGATTACAATAAACATTTGCCAACGGATATTGAACAAGAATATACACTTTTTTATGATAAAAATAATTTAAGAGAATTTAAAAAATTTGAAAATGACATAATTCAAAGAATACAGACAGTAATTGATTAATTAGAGATCACATCAGCTAATGTGGTCTTTTTCTTTTGGAGGAAAAAATATGACATTTGGAGAAGCATTAAAGCAATTGAAGCTAGGTAGGAAATTAAAACGTAAAAATTGGAATGGTAAAAATCAATTTGTATTTTTAATTAATGGTATGGGATTGAAAACTCTTTTAGATCCTGGGATTGAAGATTATTGGCAAGTTGGTGAATGGAAAGACGATATTTTTTTGAATTTATCAGCTGAAAAGGATGTAAATATTTCTGATTTATTGGCGATTAAGACAACATCAAATCAAATTCAATTAGGATGGTTAGCAAGCCAAACAGATATGTTATCTGACGACTGGGAGGTAATTTAGGATCATGAGTAAAATGATGCATACAAGATATGCTAATGTGATATCGGCGGTTGAAGTTCAGTGAATCAGTGATATCACTAAAGAAGAACAAAATAAAAAGTACCAGGATAAATATCCATATAGAAAGTCACATCACAAATCTGGACGTTAAAAAATTTTGAAACAAACACGGATGTAATTCTGAAAGTGAGGTGGTGAAGATGAGTGGCTAGACAACGAAATCCTAACCGTGATAAGGCTATGAAAATATGGTTGGACTCTAAGGGGGACAAGCCACTTGTTGACATTGCCAAACAGTTAAATACATCAGCATCCACTATCCGCAAATGGAAGTCACAGGATAAATGGGCTGACAAAATGAATGGGAGCGCTCCGATTGCGAAACGGAGCGCTCCTTTTGATTCTCTTAAAAAGAATAAGAATGCTGCAGGCAATTCTGGTGGGTCAGCACCGCCCGGGAATAAGAATGCACTCACAACTGGCCAATATGAAACTATCATGCTTGATCAGTTATCTAAGGATGAACAGGCAATCTTTGAAGGTGTGACTGATAATCCATTAATCACTATTAACACTGAGATACGCCAATTAAAGGTACGGCAATATCGAATTACTAAACGTATCAATCTGGTTGTTCAAGGGATGAATGATATTGAGGTTCAAACTTATATCAAGGTGAAGACTAGAAAACATTCATTCAAGGATAGTAATGGAAATCGTATTGTTACAGAGACACAGGAGGATGTTCCTACCGGTTCAATGACACAATCTTATAGGAAGTTTGATGACCTATTAAAACTGGAAGATGCATTAACTGCAGTTGGTAATTCATTACAAAAGGCACTCAGAGAAAAAGCCAAGATAATGAACATCCCTTATGACCAGGAGTTATTACAAGGACGTGCAGAGTTAACTAAGCAACAGGCAAGAATCGTTAAGTATAATGCTGACAAGCTTACTAACAATGGTGCTGATAATCCTATCATTAAGGCCATGTCAGCATTATTGAAGCAAAAGAATGGGGATGAATTAGATGGAAACGCCGATTAAGAAAATTAAGTTTTCTCCATTACAGGCTAAGTTTCTAACATCCCCATTTGACCATACATTTGAAGTCAATGAGGGCGCTATTCGTTCTGGTAAATCAGCTGCAGCTTGTATGAGATTGGCAGAGCTTTATATGTTATCACCTGATGAGTCACACCTAGTATCTGGCTACAATCAAGAAATTGCCTACAAGATTTATATTGAGGGTGACGGATTGGGATTGGCTTATATTTTTGATGGTATGTCACATCTTAGACGTGATCGTGGTGGTGACAATTTAACTATTGATTTACCGAGTGGCCAAAAGAAAATATATTTCAAAGGTGGCGGTAAATCTAACTCTGCTAACAGTATTCGAGGGATGTCCCTTGGATCCGTAGCATATACAGAAATTGATTTGCTCAATGAGGAATTCTTAAAGGAAACATTTAGACGGACAGCTAATGCAACAATCAGATATCATCTAGGAGATTTGAATCCACCAGCACCCAATCATCCCATTCTTAAATTCTTTGAAGAACACAGGGCAAAATGGCAACACTGGACTATGTTAGATAACCCAGTCATGACTCGTAAGCGATTGAACGAATTGGAGAGTGAGTTTAAAACTAATCCATACATTTATAAGCGTGATTGGTTGGGTGAAAGAGTAATGCCCGAGGGTGTCATTTATTCTATGTTTGACCAAGAGAATATGACTGATAAAACTCTTATCGGTAAACCAGTCGAGATGTTCTTTAGTACTGATGCTGGTCAAGAAGATGCCACAACTATGAGTTGCAATATCGTTACTCAAGTTCATGAGAATGGTCGATTTAAGTTTGTACTCAATCGAGTGGCCAACTATTACCATTCAGGACGAGATACACACAACGTTAAGGCCATGAGTGTCTATGCTGAAGAATTACTTAGATTTGTTAACTGGTGTCACAAAACTTATCAAATGTATTCCAATGTGATTCTAGTTGATCCTGCAGCAAGGTCATTACGTGAAGAATTGAAGCGTGTTGGTTTGGCTAATCAAGCAGCTAATAATAATGCTCATGAAATAGCCGGCGGTCGCAAAGGTATTGAAGTTGGTATCGAACGTTGGCAAAACTTAATGGCTAATGGTCAATTCAAGCTGGTTGAGACTCCAGACAGTGGCATCCCTATGAAATATGATCACTATCACTTCATTCGTGAAATTGGTACATATGTTAGGGATGATAAATCAGGCTATCCGGTAGATGCTAATAACCACTCAATGGATGAAGGACGTTACTCAGTTAATTACTTCTATCAAAAATACGGTAGGTGATGCAATGTTTAAAAATATATGGTCCAAGATAAAGGTGGTGTTAGCAAAGATGGGATTAATTAAATCGATTGAGAGCGTGGCTGACGTTAGTAGCTTGCTGATTGATGATGACCAAGTAAAACAAATTGATTTATGGGATTCAGCATATAAAGGTGATCCTTACTGGATTCATAAGAAATGGACATCAGCATTGGATCATACCCACAGTCATAAACAGAAATCATTGAACATGCCGAAGATTCTATCAAAGAAGATGGCATCCCTGGTATTCAGTAAAAAGGTGAACATCTTAGTAACTGAACACAGTGATACTGATACCTCTGATGAGACTAAAGCAGATCAAGGTGATAATGATGCCAACAACTTCATTCAAGAGACCTTAGACGATAATTATTTCTATAATAATTGTGAACGATACCTTGAGTATATGTTTGGTACTGGAGGGATGGTAATGCGTTTTTATGTTGCTGGCGGAAAAGTTAAGATTAGATTTGCCACAGCTGATGCATTCTATCCCATTTCACAAGATGAAAATGGTGTAACTGAATGTGTTATTGCATCAAAATTCGTTAAGGGTGGTAAGTATTACACATTATTGGAATGGCATTTGGAAGATGATAAGAATTACATTGTTAAAAATGATTTATATCGGTCAGTGGATGCTACTTCAGATGATTTAGGAACTAAGGTTCCATTATCGACTGTCTATGGAACTTCATTGAAGGATGAATCTAATTACCCTAAAACCATTTATACACGTCCCACGTTTATTTATTTGAAGCCTAATTTAGCTAATAATTTCAGTTATAACAGTCCACTGGGGATATCCATTTATGCTAATGCCATTGATACGTTACAACAGCTTGATCAAGCATTTGATATGTTGAATCAAGAAATGGAAATGGGCAGACGTCGGATCATTGTTCCGGATGAATTAATGGAACGAGGGATGAACCCTGTGACTGGCATCCCTGAATTTCATATGAA